AGCGCTGATGTCCGGCGGTGCTTTTGCCGTTACGCACCACCCCGTCAGTAGCTGAACAGGAGGGACAGCTGATAGAAACAGAAGCCACTGGAGCACCTCAAAAACACCATCATACACTAAATCAGTAAGTTGGCAGCATCACCGCCGCTTTTTAAAGTCAACGGCTCAACGACCAACAGCTTTGGAACGATGCGCCATTCGGCTGTACGGGTAACATGTACCAGCTCAGAGCCCAAGTGCGGAGCGTAGATGCCCACGACTCTCTCTATATCCTCTTCATAGGCGTTGACCTCATCAGTCACGTTACGAGCCACACGGACGGTCTGGCTATCGCGTGGAACATTCGCCCCACCCTGCGCTGCGATATACAAGTCAAATTCACCATCATCAGCTGCAGCTCTAGCCGCCTCGACACGCTCATCGAATTCATCAGCAATGCTTACCCCGCGAGGCAGTTTGCGCAGCTCGCGATAAGCTCCCATCGTCGGCAGGCCAATAGATTTGAATTGCGGGATACGCCACGTTGACGCCCATGCGGTTACTGCTGCTGCAGTATCAGTGAGAGGTTTACCGGTATCGTGATCGACTTGCCCATCAAGTGCATACCCGTCGATATTCTTCGCAATGTATTTTGCGATGTAACCAGCTGCACCACCTTGATTTAGGTGCTTCGCTTCAAAACGCTGTGCTGCTGCACCCTTTTCGTCGCCATCTTCCTTTAAGGCATAGCGTCGCATGATTTCAGTAATATGTTTACGTTGCTCTGGTTTGCAAAAAAGCATCATGTGCCAGTGCGGCGTTCCGTCATGATGCGGCTCTACAACGCGCATACCATAGACCTGCAAATCATTATCTTTAAAGGCTGTACGCATCAGGCTCCAGATACGGCATAAATACCGCTGACCATCCTTCGGCGTAAAAGCGGTGTCATTCCATCCGTGATTAAGTTGCACCGTCTTTTTATCGCCCTTTCCGACCTGACGTGTAGGGTGATACTTCGATGGCGTGGTGATAGTGATAAACATACCGACGTCACCCTGCCCAGCCGCATAGCGTTCAATACCTGCGATTGTGTTCATCAGTTCCATACGACGGATTTCAGGGTTTGAAATACTTCCCATGACTTTGCTGATGAGATCGATACGCTCACCGGTAACTTTGTTTTCCAGCTCGCACGATTTGAGGTATTCGAGATTAGCCAAGCGGCGAGAATGCACGTCGCGGATCGCCGTTCTGCTGGCGTATGGGGAACGGTCTTTATTCACCTCACCGGCAGCAATCAGCAATGCTTCGTGCCAGCGCATACGCTGAGCCTTAAACTGGTTAATCCACCACTCATCATTAATCAAACGAGATATAGCGGAAAATGCCTGGCGGATCGTGATTTGCCCTTTGCAGTATTTTTTCCAGAACATCGGTGTAATGTTGAATGCGCGAGCTGCACCAGCAACGTGGCCGTACAAATGCGCCTGAGCCTCATCAGTAAAAAGAGTCTCTTTACCGCCGTGAGTGTCAGCCCAGGCGTCGCTAAGCTCCTCATAAGCAACATAGAGCTGCGAAGCGATACGGGCTGCAAATTTTTTGAGAGCCTTGTCACTCATACCTGCTAAACGCGAATAGCTTTCGCGCTCACTCAGGAAAAGTAGCGATGCCGTCTCGTTCATTCCGTTTAGCTGATTGACCCGCTCAAGACGAGGGCCCACCCTTTTCTCGACAGTGTTCTTGAGGAAATAGAAACCATGAAGGGGGCTTTTATTACGACGAATGAAATCATAACGCGAGTTAAACAGCGTTTTTAAGACATAAGGCAGACGATTAACTTTACCTAAAACACCTTGCACCTGACGGAATTCGCCACGTGTAAGGGGTCTGTCACGGCCAATTGCAGAACGTGGAGCATTCCAGGGATAAGCACCAATGAATGTATCATCGGTGTGCTTCGAGAAAGGAGGTGGTGGCGAAGGGGCAGTACGCCCCCGAGGTTCAGCGGCCATTCGAATTGAAGGCGTCAAGACATTGCTTCGCTACGCGCTCAATCTGAGTTTCAAGCGCCGAGAAAGAGATAGCATCTCCCGTTAAAAGGTCATGCAAAGCAAGGCCTGAAACGAGCTTAGGGATAGTTGGGTAGTAACCCACAACATCCAGCCATTCCTTACCTTCGCTTTTCCCGGAGGTAGCGATTTTCTTTTCCTGCAAAATAAATTGATAGCGGTCGCTGGTAATAACGTACTGGTTATTTATATCGATACGGATACTCATTATTACTTCCTTCTAAAGTGAATAACTCTCTCAACCGAAAATTGAGTTGTGCAATTTTTCTGATTCTTGACCTAACAACTCGATAATCTCGGTGCGGTTAAGTTCTGACTTACTGATGTGCGCGATAAGCCCGTCAAATTGAGAAGAGAAACGGGTCGATGTGTCGCGCTGTGCTTCACTTACTGCCTGCTCCAGAAGTGCCGAAAACGCGCCCCGCTGCGCTGTTTTTTGTTTTTGCATTTGCCTATCTCCAGACAAAAGGAGTCCCCACGCGGTAAGGCGTGTAATAAATCGAATCCAGATTAATTAATGTAAATACTGCTCAGGTTTTACCGAGGTTAAAATGGTCGGTGCGTACTCAAAAAGGCTAAACAGCTCTCGCAAGGCACGGAAAAGTTTGTCCCGCCAATAGCAGTCGTCCTCGTTCAATCGCCAGTGCGGCATACTGAATTCTCGATCTGTGAGCCCGGCATGACGAAAAAGAGAACGCCTTTGGCTAACAGTAAGACGGCTAATGAAAGTCGCCCTAGTAGAACCATGCTGACGAAACCGACAAAATGCAAATCTCAGTTCATCCAACGCACAGACAAGACGCTCGCGATCTGCTTCTTCCATTTCTTCTAAGCGCATGACAGAGTGACGTTGTTTTAATTGAGCATGAAAACAAACTGTCAGTCGTTCGCGCTCCATCATTTGATTGTAAAAATCACAGGTGTCCTGCCAGCGTGGCTGAGCCAGGTACTTACCAACCAGCCCTCTAAGTGCCGCTGGCTGTTTCTGGATCACATCAAGAGTCATAACGGTCATAACCATATCCCTCTTTTTCTGACCAAACGGAAAAGCGTCTCAATAATGCCAGGCTTACGAGTGCGGATGATGATGCCTTTACGTCCCTTACCATGAGTGATCTTGAACGTCATAGGGCGCGGACTTTCATTACGCAGTAATTGAGCGATACAGCGAGGCTCTTTCATTAAACTTCCCTCCTTATGCCCGTCCACCCAAACCAAGCCACATCAGCCAACCTTCACGAATTTCTTTCGGGCGACTTTCATAGGCAAGTCTCATCCCATTATTCCAGGCTGGTAGGTAAACCCAGTATTCTCCTGCCCGACCTGATGTCGATTGTGGATCTGTCATTTCAACTACCGGTAATTTCCCTTTTTCAATCATTCCTCTTACTGCTGCAGGGGTCTTACCAATAAGCTTGGCAAACTCTTGATAGGGGACGGCATCACTACTACTGACAATTTGTTTACTCATCTGTTAACCTTTCATCTAGATCTAACCAATGGGTTTCAATGTTCTCTAATGTGCCTTAATGAAACTTAGAAAAACTTGAAACATAGTAGAAGATGTCGTGATTATTAGAGGATCTCGATAACATGTCAACAGCAATCAGTGTAAAGCTGGCTCTCATACGTGAGTCAGAGAGGCTAAACAGGAAGCAATTCTCTGAAATTACTGGAGTTCCTTATAGCTCATTAACCTATTATGAAAGCGGCAGAACGATCCCCCCGACGGACGTCGCCATGAAAATTCTTCAACATCCTCGTTTCAGCAAATACACCCTTTGGTTTATGACTGAACAAATATCACCAGAAGCTGGGCAGATTGCACCGGCTCTCGCGCACTTTGGGCAGCAGACAACAACATCTCCCCACTCCGACCAGAAAACTGGCTAACCATTTACGGCGTTTATTTGTGTAGTAAATGCACTAAGAGTTTTTGTTATTTAAATCAGGAAATTGAAGTAAGCAGTAACATCATCGGGAGGCTTTATGTCTATTAAAAAGCTCGATGATGGTCGATACGAAGTGGACATCAGACCTGCAGGGCGCAACGGAAAGCGCATCCGCAGGAAATTTGACAAGAAAAGTGAGGCTGTAGCTTTTGAGAAACACACTCAATACAACCATCACGATAAAGAATGGCTGGCTAAACCGACAGATAAGCGGCATCTGTCTGAATTAACAAAAGTCTGGTGGGATCTGAAAGGCAAGCATGAAGAACACGGTAAATCCAATTTGGGTAAGATTGAAATCTTTACCCGGATCACTGATGACCCTTGCGCGTTTCAGATAACCAAAGCTCTTATTAGCCAGTACAGCATGACTCGCAGAGGGCAAGGCATAAAACCGGCCAGTATAAACCGCGACCTTACCTGCCTAAGTGGCATGTTTACGGCACTAATTGATGCGGAACTATTTTTTGGTGAACACCCTTTCAGAGGGATGAAAAAGCTCAAGGAGCAGAAACCAGAAACCGGCTATCTGACGCAGGAAGAAATAACATTGTTGCTTGCCAATCTTGACGGGGACAACAAGAAAATCGCAATTCTTTGTTTAAGTACCGGCGCTCGATGGGGTGAGGCCGCGAAACTGAAAGCTGAGAACGTAATACAGAATCGGGTTACGTTTGTTAAAACAAAAACGAACAAACCGCGTACTGTCCCTATCTCTGAGGAAGTTGCTGTAATGATTGCGGGTAAGGGTTATCTGTTCCCTGATGCCTCATATCCGAAATTCAGGCGGACAATGAAAGATGTAAAACCAGATCTACCGGACGGGCAAGCAACTCACGCATTGCGTCACAGTTTTGCTACCCACTTTATGATTAACGGCGGGAGTATCATCACCTTGCAGAGAATACTGGGACATTCACGGATAGAGCAGACAATGGTCTATGCGCACTTTGCCCCGGAGTATCTTCAGGATGCTGTTTCACTCAATCCGCTACGTGGTGGTGTTGACTCCCAGAGTGTCCACACTGTGTCCACAGTAGGGTAGTTTATTATGGCTTTCAGTGGTCTTGCGTGCCGCGCAAACCCGCATTGCACCGCTGAAAGCCCATGTTACCTACCATGAAAAACGCCCTTACGCAGGCTTATTTTTTGCCTGCCGTTTAAACTCTCCGAATCTCCCCAATTCAAATCTTTACTTTCAGGCGAAAAAAAACCGGGCATTACGCCCGGCTCATTAGGTGATTAAAGATTAATGTGCTGCTTCTGGCTTGTGCTTTTGTGCACTCTGGAAACCATAGGTCAGCTCATTTTTCTCTTTATCCAGCGCAACGGTCACCTGACCGCCATCCACAAGCGAACCGAACAGAAGTTCGTTAGCCAATGGTTTTTTCAGGTTATCCTGGACAACACGCGTCATTGGGCGTGCGCCCATTGCGCGGTCATAGCCTTTCTCTGCCAGCCAGTCACGAGCTTCCTGACTCACTTCAAGAGAGACACCTTTCTGATCCAGCTGAACCTGAAGCTCGACGATAAACTTATCAACAACCTGATGAATCACCTCGGTAGAGAGATGATCGAACCAGATAATGTTGTCGAGACGGTTACGGAATTCCGGCGTAAACACTTTTTTGATTTCGCCCATCGCATCAGTACTGTTGTCCTGATGAATCAACCCAATCGATTTACGCTCAGTTTCACGTACACCAGCGTTGGTGGTCATGACCAGCACCACGTTGCGGAAATCCGCTTTACGCCCGTTATTGTCGGTCAGCGTGCCGTTATCCATCACCTGCAGCAACAGGTTAAAGACATCCGGGTGCGCTTTTTCGATTTCATCCAGCAGCAGTACCGCATGCGGATGCTTAATAACAGCATCAGTCAGCAAACCGCCCTGGTCAAAACCGACATATCCTGGAGGCGCACCAATCAGACGGCTGACCGTGTGGCGTTCCATATACTCGGACATATCAAAACGCAGCAGTTCAATGCCGAGGGCTTTGGAGAGCTGCACCGTGACTTCGGTCTTACCGACGCCAGTTGGTCCGGCAAACAGGAACGAACCGACCGGCTTATGCTCGTGTCCCAGCCCGGCACGGCTCATTTTGATCGCTTCAGTCAGCGCCTCAATGGCTTTATCCTGTCCGAATACCAGCATTTTCAGACGGTTGCCCAAGTTTTTCAGCGTGTCGCGATCGCTCTGCGATACGCTCTTCTCCGGGATCCTCGCAATGCGGGCCACCACGGACTCAATATCCGCCACGTTGACGGTTTTCTTGCGCTTACTGACCGGCATCAGACGCGCACGCGCGCCCGCCTCATCAATCACGTCAATCGCTTTATCCGGCAGATGACGATCGTTAATGTATTTCACCGCCAGTTCGACCGCTGCACGCACCGCTTTGGCGGTATAGCGGACGTCATGGTGCGCTTCGTATTTCGGCTTCAGACC